AAAATTGCTCCAGATATGCCAGAATCTCTAAAACAACAATGGTTGGATTATAGACAAAAACTCAGAGACCTTCCTGACGATTGGTTAGAGGTTCCTAACTATCTTGTGAGATTTCCGCGGAGTCCCGAAGACGGACCCAATATGGAATTTGCAGAGAATATTGGTGTTATTATGATCGCAGACAGAGATGCCTCTGATGCTGATGCTTTACAAAATCTACCCCCAGGCGTTTATTAATTTCGAATAGTATTGTGCTGGCAACAGCACAATACTCAACGCTCGCTCACATTATTCTTAGAGGCCTAGTCCTCAAAATAAATATCGTACTAGATAGCAAAGGTTACGATATCAATGAAAAAAGCATTTTTTATAAATGGCGGCGCAGGCCGAGTACTATGTGCCATTCCCGCACTAGAATACTATGTTAAAAATACTGATCCAACAGCAGTCATTGTTGTTGAAGGTTGGATCGATCTATATTTAACCAGCAAAACATTAGCAAATAATGTGCATCATGCTACCAACCCAGATCTTTTTGAAAAATTAAAAGATAGAGAAATCATAACCCCCGAACCGTATAAACTAAACGCATACTTTACTCAAAGATGCAATCTTGTTCAAGCGTTTGACATGCTGATCAACTACGATGTTCCTCCTGAAATCATCCCAGAAACCAAAGAATATAACATCTTCATTGGAAAAAAGGATATTGCACAAGCAAACGAACTAGTCAATGAAGCTAGAAATCATTTTAAAAAGCAACAAGTAGTAATCTTCCAACCATTTGGAAAAACAGCTGGATTACAGGGCAACACCATCATCGACGAAAGTGGTAGATCATTTGAAGTTGATGATATTGTAAAAATACTTGAAGAACTGAATAAAGATTATGCTGTTATAATGATGAGCGAGTTGAAAGTTCCTGGAAACAAAGCACTAGGAGTAATGGTGCCAGAGAGTGTTAGTTTATTGCAATGGACTGCAATTATCAATGCTGCTGATTATTTCTTGGGCTGTGACTCAGTGGGACAGCATATTGCACATGCCTTGAAGAAACCGGGCACGGTGGTTATAGGCGGCACATTCCCTGAAAATATTTCGTATCCTAGCAGCAGCACACTTACTATAATCGATAACGGCAAAGACGAAAGAAAATATTCTCCAATAAGAGTTGCGGTAGACATTAGAATTGATAGACACAATGAAAATCTAATGGTGCTTAGTGACGAAACTGTCAAGACAATTGTCAAACAAATTAAAACCACATTAGGTAAAACTGCCAAGGCGTATGTTGAACCTAAACAAGCTGCTGGGTGTTCTGCGCCTGGTTGTGCTTGAAATAAATGCTACAAGGAAAAATAATGCAAAAAACAGGATATATTGCAGGTATTGCTCGAGGGCATAATGCAGGAGTTTGTCTTTTAAAAGATGGACAAATTGTATTTTCTATTGAAGAAGAAAGACTATCTCGCTACAAATATGACGGCGGCCCGCTTGCGAGTATGATTAAAATTCTTGACTATACTGACAAGATCGATTATTTGGCAATATCTCACACACAAGATGACGACGAACCAATAAACGATTATGTAAGGCAAGATGTGTATTCTGCACTTGCTAGGAAGTTGAGATTAATCGACGATGTTGATACCCAAGTATTTAAATATCACGATCAACACCATAGAAGTCACGCCGCGTTGGCATTTTATAGATCTGGGTTTGATAAAGCAAATGCTATTATTGTAGATGGTGCAGGTACATTTATTGAACGCCCAGACGGTCGAACCATGTTTGAAGTTGAAAGTATATATGATTGTTCATACCCTGCAAACTTTGAGGAAGTGTACAAGCATTTTGGAGGCAACGGACCTTGGAGGACTGAACACTACAATAGTGATGGGAACGGTACAGAAGTTATAGTTAATGACAAAGCAGGTATTGTTAAAGCATACGAAGCTGTTACTAGATTCTGCGGATTCGACTCGATAGAAGCAGGCAAGACCATGGGACTATTCCCCTATGGAGAGCCAAACAAAGCACCAACGATTTATGAAAAATTTGGTGCAAATAAAAATTTAATTGTTCCAACTTATCCCAATGGCGCACTAGTCAATGAAGAAGTCTATGCTGAGCTGGATGACAGAGTGTACGATCCAAAAGTAATTCATAGATCAGTGACTGACCCTAACAATCAACGACAATTGCAGCGTTACGAGCAACAAATGCTGGAAGCCAATGCAGAAGATGTAACGAAATTAGCTTCTAGAAGAAACATGGCCTATAATGTCCAAACTGAATCTCAGCAACTAGTACTTGACTTGATTCTAAAATCAATCAAACGTACAGGTAATAAAAATATTGTTATCAGCGGCGGGTACGGGTTGAATTGTGTTGCCAACTATTTCTATCTACAGCACCTACCGGAAGGTGTAAAGATTTATGTTGAGCCAGTATCAAACGATGCCGGTACTGCAATGGGTGCTGCACTTTATCATTACTATAAAACATCTCAAGATACAAAAGTAAGATCAAAAGATGAAAATTTATTTTTAGGTCCAGTACAACATATCACTGAAGATGTAGTAATAGAAACTGCGGCCAAGTATGGTGGTAGTGTAACAATAAATGTTGATTACAAAGATGTTATTAAGACTATTAGATCTAAAAACATTGTGGCATTATTTCAAGAACGATGCGAAAACGGTCCCAGAGCACTAGGCAATAGATCATTGATGTTTGATCCAACATTTGCCGACGGTAAAGATTTTGTTAATTTAATTAAAAAACGAGAATATTTTAGACCATTTGCTGCATCAGTATTACAAGATGATGTACACGATTGGTTTGATCTGCGTGGCATGGAAGATTCCCCTTCTATGATGTATGCTGTAAATTGTCAGCCTGGCGTGAAAGAAAAGATTCCAGCAGTTATACACGTTGACGGTACCTGCAGAATTCAAACAGTGACTCAAGAACAAAACTTTCATTGGTATAATCTAATCAAAGAATTTAAAAATCAAACAGGTGTGCCTGCATTGTTTAATACCAGCTTTAACCTAGGCGGCGAGCCGCTGGTTGAAACCATAGACGATGCCATGCGTACTCTTTATAATTCAGGAATTAATTACATTTATTTTCCAGCTGTTAAAATGATGGTAGAGATTGAACATAATGACAGAGCATGATTAAAAAAATAAATGAACAAGACATATTTGCAGTTAATCCTAATTTTGAAGTACATGTACATCAATTAGGTGATACCAAATGTGTCATTGTTGATAACTTTTATCTTAATCCTGAAAAAGTTAGAGAGTTGGCTCTGTCTATCCCTGCGTCAAAGAGCATGATTAGAAATACGTACCCTGGCCTGTCAATTAGTCTTGGTATCGATCTAACAAGTTTAGCCGATACATTTGTCAAGCTAATCAGCGAAAATTTCAATGACGGGCCTCGCAAGACTGATAATGACATACGTAAAACATTTGATTTTATAACATTTATGGTAAATGTAATGCAAGGACAAGACCAGCCAACTCCCCATAGAGATAGTGCAGATCCGGGTAGATTCGCAGCATCGGTATATTTAAACTACAATGACGAATCTCACGGCGGTACAGCTTTTTATTCTGACACCGGACAAGAACTAGGTTATGCAGAGATGTCGTTTAATAGATTGGCATTATATAGACAAACTGATGTTCACACCGCAGTAATGCAACCTGATTGGTTTGTTGGAGATGCCTACAGAATCAATCAGATGATGTTTATTTAAATATGGAGGAAAAATGAACAATCAAACTCAGGGCCGAATTTACTCATTGTTCCCCACACCCCTATACACATATAAAACAGAAAGCACAGAATATCATGAAATACAAGCCGAGATGCAGACCGTGGTTGATAAACTGCACCTAGAAAATCGTTGGGGACCAAATCCATATTGGAATTCCAGCACTCATCACCTATCTAACCAAGGTAATTTTAACCAGTCTATTTTAAAAGACGAAAAAATGAGAGTGATCACCTCGTGTATTATGCATCATTGTTTCAATTATATGAGAATGATGGATGTTAAACCGCTGTACAAAGCAGCCATCGAAACTTCATGGCTTACACTAACTAAACCGGGTCAGTATGCTCATGTTCACGATCACGGTACTAGCCACGTTAGTGGAGTGTATTGGTTTAAAACAAATGGACAAGACGGTGATCTAGTTTTTAGAAATGCTCTTAAAGCATTAAAATGCAATCCAATTGGTAGTTCATATGCTCATGAAAACGCATTCGCTCCAGAACAAGGTAGATTAAGTTTGTGGCCTGGCTATTTAGATCACAGTGTTGGTGAAAATACAACCAATGAGGATCGTATTAGCTTGTCTTTTAATATTTTGTTAGAAACAGGGGCAACTAATTAATGTTATATATTTTCGGCGATAGTTTTAGTGTACCCGATGCACACAAGAATGAAGTTATTGGGCCTAAGGGTCTGGTAACATTTATGCCTTTAGAAAAGAATTGGACTAGGATTGTTAGTGAAAATATAATCGGGAATGATAATCATGTAAATGACGCTGTTCTGGGCTGTTCCAATGAGTATATTTTGCATACCCTAAGAACTCGCGAATCGTTATTTAAAACTGGTGACTGTGTTATAATACAACTTACTTCTTATTACAGAGAATGGTTTTTTGAAGATAAACCAGGCATGGCGAATTTCATAAATGCAAAATGGGTGCCAGGAGTTCATGTTACAAAAGAACAAGCCAAGGCATTAGAACTGTATCAACGATATTTGTATTCCGATCATCGTCTTTTGTTACACTATGATGCAATTCTCGATGCGATAACTTTTAGAACTATGCTATATGGACAACAAGGTATTCGATGTTTGGTCCTGCCAGGGTTTCACACTGTCGCGGGAGTAGAAGGAACCCTGTTCAAAGCCTCAAGCTCTGAGTTTGACTCAGAGGAAACGGCTGCGATATATCGTGCTGAAACCAGCGATCTGCGTTATAATCACTTTTCAGAAGTCAACCATAAAATTTTAGCAGACAAAGTGCTTAAGTTTTTTAACACCGGTGAAACTGTGGATCTCACAAGTGATTTTAAAACTGGCATGTATACCAAAGATACTATCTAATGATGATACAACTTGAAGGATACCCGGTAAGCATTTCTCGTTTGAATCCTGCAGATTTAAAAATGCTACAGGATCATTATCTTCCATTGATATTAAATGGCAAAGAAGATGAATTCAAAGGTGATGAGAGCAGAATTTCTAAAAATGCATCTCAACGCTGGGGCGATGCTGACTTTTTTAAAAAATGGAATGATACATTACTGCCGGCACCCTATATCCAATCTTACATAGACTCGTTCATGTTTCAATTTCCCTATAAAGTTGAAATAGATACATGGTACAATGTGCATAATCAATATGATCATCAACAGTTACACAATCACATAACAACAAATGTACCAGCATTTTCATGTGTGGTTATACTAAAGCAACCCAATGAAAATTCAGGCCAGTTGGTTTTTAGGGCCCCTAATTTATCAAATCATCTAAAGTATCTAGAATTAGATCCGTTGGATCGATATCCAAACATATATAAACCACCAATGCAAGAAGGAGTATTGATAATATTTCCTTCTTGTCTCGAACACTATGTATATCATAATCAGACAACTGAATCAAGAGTTGTGTTTGCATCAAACATAGTAATAAAAAGACAAGGTAGTTTGTATTAATGTCATCTACTGTTATACCGTTTCCTATAAGTATTAAACCATTTAAGGAACATACGCAACTAAAGCAA